ATCTGATTTGGCGAATCCAGACCCGTCATCTAATTTTGCTTGACAACATAAACTTACATTGCCATTGGGATGAGTAGCTAAATGATTCCACGGTAGGCAACAGGTGACATCTTTAATCATATCTGATTCCACCAATCTAATACTTTTTTGTTGTTTGAAAATATTTCTTCAATAGTAATCGCTTGATTTTCTTTTCCGTCTTTTCTAAATGCAGCGATTTTTTCCATTCTATCTTTGCCGTGTTTTAATCCTATTTTATAATTTTCTTTGTATTTTTCTTCAAAGGTTGGACGGAGTAACATATTTTCAAATGTTTCTTTATAGACTCGAGTAAGAGGAGAATTTATATTTTTTTCATAATCAATTAAATCATACAATATATCATTTAAAATATCCCTCGGCAAAGCCATTGGGCTCATAACTATCGAACTGTCAAAATCAAAAGTAATTTTTACATAACTTTTAACTCCCAAGTCAACTGCTAAATTCATCAACGATTTTATATCTAATAAACCAGCCAGCGTAATGGTAACATCAATTACCATGGCATCCATACCATATTTAGAATTTAGAAAAATTCCTTGTTTAAAATTATCTAACCATCTTTCATATTTTAAACCTGTTCTAATAAATTCTGCTATTCTTCCGGTAGCATCTTGACTGCAACACATATTCACATTTTTAAAATGCGGTAAAAGATCGTATAAATTTACTCCATTGCGTTCTATAATACTTAAATTAGTATTATATCTTACCACTACTTTATGTGCCTGATTATTATCTACAAGATACTTCATCACGTCCCAATGTATTTGATACATTAAAGGTTCTCCACCAACCCAGTATATTTCTTCTATTCTATCTTCTTTTACCGCATTCCATATCTCCTGTTCAACTACGGTCTCTTGAAATTCTTCAACTATCTTTTTATTCTCAGGAATCATCCAAGCATCTTTTTCAGGATTCCAAGCATTCATTAATCTTTTTTCTGTTTCCCAACTACTTGATAATTGCTCTCCGCACATTCTACACTTAAAATTACATAAATTATGAATTCTATAATCAAAACTTATGGGTTTCATTGTAGTATACCCCGTCTCATCTGTAGAGTTCAATGCTTCTTCAATTTTATCTGAAAACAGCGTATTAGTAAAATAATTTCTATATGTATGTAAATTTAATTGCTGACTATGACAAACTTCACATTCCGGAATTCGTTCTCCGTCCAATATTCTATGACGTACAGATTTCATGTGTTCGCTATTCCAATGCTCTTCTAATGTTATAGGAATATATTTTTTGCTAGATGTTGGCTCTTTTGCATCAATGTATTGTTGAGTCCAAGTGGCTTTTTCTCTACTGGCACAGCAAATGCGTCTTTCACTTTGAGGACTAATGTAAGTATGAGTCCAGGGAGCGATGCAAAAATAAGGACTTGCTTTTTTAATCGTCGACATGTTTCAGCCACACCTTGTCATAATCGAGATCAAATCTACTATACGGAAAATCAAAAATTTCTTTAATCTGATTTTTTTCAAATATGATTTGATCAATGTCATTATAGTTACATAAAACATTTTTTACAGCATTTCTATCAACATTTATTACTTTTCCTAATACAGCAAATCCTAGTCTAAGTGATTTATCATTTGGATCAAGTTTTTTATTTTCTAACCATTCATTAAATTTTTTTATAATATTATCATTAATATCCGAACTAAGGTGTACCAACATATCGCCACTTAATAATCGTATAGGTTCTACATTTTCATCACTTAATTCCTCATCCTCTTCGATAAATGCTTCAAAATAAGTTTTTCCTACCTGAGGATATCCCAACAAAACATCACCAAAACTTATTTTTTTTGAAAAAATATCATCAAACATTATGGGTAATATTGGCAAATTTTTAGGGGCACGTTGCCAACTTATGTTAAGATGCATGCCTATATGGTTAGGATCTTTTTGCAGGAGTGTATGTAATTCGTGAACTTCCAAATTCAATCTACATATCTTTATCCTAATTTCAGGAGATGCCGCATACATATAATTGCTGGTTATTTGCGCAGATCCTGCCAACTTAGGAAAATAATTATGTATCAAATTCATTTTTGAATTATTAGGACCTTTTGCGAAATCATTTATCGATAACCGTTCTGTCAATTTCGGTTGCTCAGATATAGGATAATCTGGATGTTGGTTAGATATAAAATCATATTCATTGATGCTGTCTAGAGTTTTGTTTATCTGCTCTATCATTTGTTCTACAGTCAATGGGCTATGACTCATAAAAATATGTTCTTTTTTCACCATTGCCCCCGATTTTAGTTCATAGAGAAATCTATCAGCCCATAACTTGACAGCAGTATGATCCGATAATTGGATATCGAGATAAAACGGATCGATATTATTGACCAGGCGGTTTGCAAGGCGTAAAGTTATTATAGTATCGATCATAATCATATGTTTGGTAAATTTCGTATAATTCAGGAGCCACTGATTTTAAACTTTGATTCCTAACTTTATCAATTTCGGCTAAATGTCTTGCTGTTTTATAATAAATTTCTTCGTCGACCTTTTCTTCATTTAACCAATTTTCTACTATATCTATATCTTTTGATTGTCTAGGCCAACCGGCAGTTATTGATTTTAATTCTTTTAAAGATTTTCTTGCTGAAATTTTTAATTGTTCGGGAGCATTTTTTATATTGAATTCTGTCGGACCTTGTAAAATATTAAACACAAAAGGTGTATATTCATTTATTAATCTATTATCTACTAGATATCTCATATACGAGTGCATCCTGTGTATATTAAAAATACTAATTGTAGGAGCATATCCCATTTTTATATTTTGATGTTTTTTTTCGAGTTCAATTAATGATTTTATATTTTTTTCTAATCTAGACCAATTAGTTCCATTTCTCCAGTACTCGGCACGATTTTCAATTTCGTCTAGACTAACATAAATCATGACTTTTTTAAATTTAGGCCATAAATCTAAAAAATTTTTTCCTTTGTAAGATAAAACACTCAAATTAGTACTATATCTAATTAAAATATCAGTTTTATTTTTTTGTATTAATCGCTGGATAATATCTAAATGTTCCGGCATTAAAATAGGCTCGCCGCCGGCAAAATATATTTCTTTAACATATTCTATTTGATTTTCTATTAATTCGCTATGCACCGAATGTTCTTTATTTGAGTCAAATACAACAAATTTTGTTGTAGCATATTTTGGCGGTTTTCCATACATTGTAATATGATCTTGATACCAACTGCTACTAAGGTCCGGTCCACAGGTTCTGCAATTTAAATTACAAATATTGTTAAATCTATAGTCCCAATAGGGTAACTTTAAATCTGCTGAATAGTCCTCTTTAGTGTTTTCTAATTGTTCTTTAGTTTCTTTCCAAAATTCTTTAGTTATTTTTTCTCTAAGACTAGTGATAGAATGTTTTTCTTGAGCATAACACCTATTACAGATATCGGGTCTTTCTTTGCCTTCGATCATATCTTGACGCAATGTCTTATAATTTTCATTATTCCATATTGCTTCGAAAGTTTTAGATTCGTTTAAATTGCCCAATACTGCATTATAATCAGCCATACAACAAGGAAACACTCGTCCGTCAGGCCAAGTATGAGTATGTACCCAGGGGGCTGCACAGAAAGATTTATTTTCTTTTAATAAGGAAGAAGGATCTAAGGAAACAATGTCTATTATTTTTTTATTCATATTTGGCTAATGGATCGTCTATATTTTTATTGTTTGGTTTTAAAATCCAACCTTCCTTTTCTGCTAATTTTTGTAACTCTTCATCATTTTCATATTGTTTTGTACTATTTCCGTCAACAAGAATTTGTATTTGATCTAATTTTGTTTCAGGAATTCGCTCCAACCAGTCTAATAATATTTGTGGAAAAACTCTTATATCTTTTCCTCTGCGCTCATCGTATTGTTTGTAAAAACTTTTAAAATCTCTCCATAACGTAATTTTATTACTAGTTCTACGATGTGGAGCATCCACTACTATTAGATAATCTATTAATCTTTCTATACTGGCTGTTTCGTGTTCGTGCAACAAAGGATTATCTTTATTACTCGAATACCATTCTTCTAATTGATTTCTACAATGATCCTTTATATGATCGGGCAGGGCTAAAGGACTTTGAAAACTTGGAAATCTTAATAGATTGATACTCATTGTTAAATGTTTTCCGTACCTAGATTTTAATTCTAATATCTCATCAAAAAAATCCGTTATAGAAAATAAACATAAACTATTGATAGTCATCATTATGTTTATATTTCTGCAGTTGCCGTCATGTAAGATTTTTATTAAATTATTTTTCCACTGATTATAAACCAACCCATCTCGAATATATTCTGCATGAGCACCTACTGTCTCGCAACTGGTATATAAAACAAATTGTTTTATATTCTTTGTTTTTTCTATAAGATTATCTATAATTTCATCTTTAGCTATTAAATTACTATTGATAGCAAACCTCATGCTAGTACCTTGAGAATTAAACCAATCTAATAATTTCCAGGTATTGCCACTCATCAATGGTTCGCCGCCTGTTATTCTTAATTCATCTAAGCTGCTGCTTAAACCGTTGTCCCACCATTTCCAGAATGCTTGTATGTAAGGATTATCTTCATCTTTGTTGTATGGTTCAACCCAAGACCCGTCCTGTTGAAAAGCGGCGGCTCCGTCTGAGACTAGATTCTGATATGCCCCATTCTTTTTAATATCTCTAGCCCAGGCTGTACTAAAACTAGCATTACAGTAGGAGCAGGCAAGATTACATACACGATCAAAACTTATTTCTAATGTTTTTAATTGTGCATCATGATCCCAAGGCTTATTATAAATATCTTCAAGTTCTTCGTCTTTATAGATAATTGTTTTAAAAACACGATCAGAAACTTTGCTATCATCAATGTCCTCAATTTTCCAACAATATTCGCATTCACGGGGACGTTCTCCCTCAATCATCATTTTCCTCATTAATTTTTTATGTTTGGTATTATGTATAGCCGTATAATTATTTTTAAGTTCGTCTAAAGGAATATCGTGTGCAGGAGGATGATGACAACTAGCAGTAGAACCGCTACCTAACCATGTGGTAGCATTAAGCCACTTAGCTCCGCAAAAACTTTTGCTTTTTGTATCGATAACTCTGTTTCGATAATCAATTAATGTTTCATAGGGTTTTTTGGACATCCCATTCCTCTAAAAAATGTGCGTACTCGGGAAATGTTTTAGAAAAATTAGTTCCTCTACGGCGATCGTATTCGTTTATATATTTGATAAAATACATTCTTTTTTCTGAATTATTTTCATCTTGTGTGAGATACTCGCAGAATCTTTCTATCTGATCCCATTCTTCTAAATAAACTCTGGCAAATTTACCCGGAAGATATCCGTTAACCCAAGGTTCGATTTTTTCTAATATTTGCTGACTATATTTTAATCTCATCTCGTGAGGTAATAGCTTGACGCTGAGGTGTTCAGGCCATCTCAGATAGTTGATGCTTATAGGTATCCTGTTTTTTTCAAACCTGTCATTATAATTACATCTTAATTTCATAATTAGTTCTATAAAATCAACAAATGTAGGCAAACTTAATATATTGATCGTTGTCATAACAGATATTCTTAAATCTGTTTCGTTTAAACAACGTCTGATATTAGATATCCAATCTTCATAAATTAAACCAAATCTAGAATATTCAGATTGAGCTCCTGTGCTTTCTAAACTTGTATAAATGTCTATATTTTTAACTTTGTCTTTGATAGCATTAACTTCTGATAAAAATTTATCTATTAATTTGCTATCAACAGCTAGATTGGTATTAATGGCTAATTCAAGTTCCGGTTGCGGATTTTCTTTGATAAACTCAAATAATTTCCATGTATCTTTGCTCATCAATGGCTCGCCGCCGGTGATTCTAAAAACTTTTAAATGAGGTAATGCTTGAGGGAACCATTGCCAGAATGCAGTGATATACGGATTGTCATCACTGTGTTTGTAAGGATATCTTCCTACTTTCTTATACCATTCAATATCTTGATTACTTTCCGGTATAGGATAAGGGCCAAATTGCTTTATTTCTTCTAGCCATTTGCTGGAAATTTCCGGACTGCAATAACTACATTTGAGATTGCAGGCGTTTGAAAAACTCACTTCAAGATACGATGGATATACGTTGGCATTTGGATCAACAGATGCTATCTCATTAAATCTATCCCACGCCCAATAGTCTGCTGTTTTATAATGTCGATCGCTGAAATAATCTTTATTAAGGTCTTCTATTTGCCAACAGTAATCGCATTCAGCAGGACGTTCGCCTGCTAACATTTTTTTCCTCTGTTGCTTTTTAAATTTACTATTGTGTAAAGCCGCGGGATCTTTTTCTATTTCTTCTAAAGGTATTTTATGCGGGCTTGGATGATGACAACTATGGTTGAAGCCATTTTGTAGATATAGAGTCGTTTGCAGCCATTTAGCAGAACAAAAACACGAGCTTATTTCATTTATTTTTTCTCTTTTTTGTCTAAGAATTATTATTTTTTCCTGGTTGCTCATTCTCTTTTTGCCATTCGATAAATTGCGACTTCAACCATTGAAAATCATTTATCAATCTTAGTTTATCATTATTGCCTAAATTCATACTACCATACATATATCCTGCCTTAGCACCTGCTAAGGCATATTTACCGAACAATCGATCTTCACCTTTTTCCATCCATATTTTTAATCTAACTTCATTTTCTTCATCATAATTTCTATCTATAATTCTACTTGATAATTTTACACATTCTCGAAAAGCAGATTTCCAAGTTTCGAAAGGATTAACATTAAATGCTGTGACGTTGCTTACTTCTTGTTGTATTTTAATTTTTTCACTAATAGAAGTTGTCATGTCCACCGAATCAATATTCATTTCGAGAACTAAATCTTTAGGCAATAATTTGACACCGCCATAACCATATATTAATCCGTTAATAGGATTTTTGCTCTGCCATATATGAACGGTAGATAAATGTTCTTTACGATTACCAGAATCATAATGAGGATAATACTCTATTTCAAAATTAAAATCCTCTAATAAAATAGCATCGGCATCTACTACCCAAACCATTTCAGTTTCAGAATTTTCTGCTGCAGCCTTATGTGCATTGTGTATACCCCTGATACCATGTATGCGTTTTGCTCTAGGAAATTTTGCAACTAAATTTTTATAATTTTTATCTGCACTTGGTTCATTATAACTTATAAAGAAAATATCATACGGTTTAGGCACAGACATTTGCATGTCTATTTCTTTTCTATTTTTATAAAATCTGTAATCAAATTCTTTTTTAGTAACTGGTTCTGATTTAGAAAATAATACAACACCGTCATACCATTTATCATTTAAAAATACATGGGTTATATGCTGATCATAATAGGGAACTTGATAATCTAAATCTTCGATTAATTCAATATCGGGCCATACTACCCAAAACATATTAGTCTTACAAGTTTCTATAATATCCAAATATTCAGAATATGAATCGATATGATGCTGTTCAAAAGGTTTAGGGGTACTTGCTAATATGTCAATTTCTTTTTTAGTTGCTAAGAATCTAAATTTAAATTCTTTTTCAGATATCATTTTATTTTTAGAAAATAAAAATACTCCGTCATAATATTCGCCGTTTTTAAAAGAATGATTTTCATTTCGATCATAATCGTACTTTCCGTTATTAGGATCAAAATATAAATTAAAAATACTTTCATCAACTAACTCAATATCCTCCGGAACATACCAGAACATATCATGTCCTGTGTTTTCTAATATGTCTTTATATTCGTCGTAATCTTTGATATTATAACGAGGATATACTTGTTTAGAAATTATTTGATCAATTTCTTTTTTGTTTATATAAAATTTATTGGCAAATTCTCTAGAAGAAACTAATTTAATATTTTTTGGAAATAGAGCTATTCCTCCTTGATATGTTTCTTCGTCATTTCTTAAAGTTTTCCATACATGAATATACTCTTGATCATAATCTCCTACCTTATAATCAAATTGAAAATCTAAAATTTTAGTTCCATCCCATATTACATAAAAAAATTTTGTAAATGCTTTTATTCTTATATCTTCGAAACTACTAACATTTTCTATTTTTTGACTGATAGGAAATCTCTGCCTAAACTGGGCGTAATCTAAATCATTTATTTTAGATTTGCTTACATAAAAAATATCATAAATCATTTTAAATAGGTCTCTGTAAGATTAATAGTTTCGTTGTAAAGATCTAGAGTATACTTACTCTGTTGAGAATCTAGCCATGGCCAATCAAAACCTAACTGTTGTTTAATTTTTTCTCCGAGATTTTTTATCTCGTCTATTAAACCTTCACCTTGAACATCAACATAGGGTTTTGTATATTGTTCATAGATTCCTTTTAATATTTCAAAATCTCGAACCTCTACATAATTCCAATTAGTGCAATTAGCTAACCAAGTTCCTAATCGTGCTCCATATACAGCATAAATTCCATTTATCTCGTGAGCACCAACTGTACTCCACATACGCAGTCTATGTATATTGTGCCACCAAATTCTCTGTTGTATTTCCATTGGCGGAACTTTAACTCCGTCGAGTAATGTCATCTTAACACCTTCTCGGAATCCCGATCTCCATGCCTGGAATGAAGATCCTGTAATCACTGTATCACTGAAACATTTTTTAAATTGTACGTAACCATCTTCCCAACAGAAATCAACTTGTGCTCTATCTGAATCAGATGCTTCGTGACTTTTCATATCATAGACAAATTGTTTATTCCAGATTTTTAATCCTCCGTTGCCGTATAATAGACCATTTAATTTATTTCTACCTAACCAACTATAGACCTTGACACTTTCATTAGACATGTCTAGATCTATGTCAAAAAATTTGGAACTTACAATATTGTCAGCATCAACTCCTATAAACCATTCTGTTTCTGATAGATCGGCGGCTGCTTTATGAGCAACATCACTGCCTTTTACACCATGCACACGCTTGGCCCAAGGTACCTTAGTGCATAGATCTGCGTAATGCATATCTGCATTAGGCTCGTCGTAACTGATAAAAACAACATCAAATTCAATAATTTTCATTTATATTCTATCACATAGTTTTTAAACAAGCGTCTAGTGTACACGCTGAATTTAGGATACTTAAAACCTGTAATTAACTTATGGTTTCCAGTAAGATCGTTAATTTTAACACTTACTGATTCAAAAAGCAAGTTTGGATCATTGTATTCTGTGATAAAAAAATGCATTTTAGTGTCGCCATCCCATACAATATTTCTTTTCTTTATCCCAGCTCTAGCCTTACGTGTACCCCCGAATTCTGAAGACATTTCTATTTTAAAAGTATGTAATTTAGAATCATATTTAATATAGATATCTGGGTTTTTTATTTCAGAATCTTTCTTAGAAATAATTCTATGCAGCACATCATCTATCTTATAGGTATTTTTTATTTCTGCTACTTCTAAAGTATTTGAATTTATATCAACTATGCAGTTGTTAATTTTAATTTCTGCATTAATTATAGATTGTGCCAATTCTTTACCTATAGATATTTTGTGTTTTTGATCTTTAAAGGCATGACTAGGACCTACACTAACTACTGCGCCAGTGTCGGGATTAAAAACTGCAACAAATTTTACAGGGGGCAATTTTAAATTTGCAAGCCAATTATCAAAATCAATTATTTCTTCCATAATACTTCCTCGAGAATGTTGATCATTTCCTTGTTAATTTTATCTTTTTCTACATAATGAACAATATCATGTTGTTGATAATTTCCTATCTTCAATTTTCCTTTTTGATTTAGATAAAATCCTACATGATCACTCCAGCAATCAGCAGGCCAAGGCCAATTCTGTACCATTGGTTTCATGTGTACAACTCGGGGAAACTCTAAAGGATATGCAATATCATCGGTAATATCTAATATTTTGGCTGCTAGGGCAAAGGATTCATCTGTACCTACAACTCGAGGTTTATGATCCGATAAGAAAGTATTTGTAAATTCTATAGGATTTTTTATAATATATCTTCCTAGATCGAAAAATTCTTTAACCACTTCGCTGTCTTTTTTAAAAAAGGTATACATGCTGTACAGATTAGGTAGATCGTTTTTTATAAATGTTTTTCTATAATGTTGATCAACAGTTATCTCTCCTCGATATGTGTAGCTTTTATTGGCAACATATAATTCGCTGGTTTCAATAAAGTATTCGACCCAATGACTGTAGTCACGCATAAACAGCATGTCAGCATCTAAGCATACTGTGTGGTCAAAAGGTGTCAACTGATCCATCCAGCTACGACCATCCCAGAATGTTTCTTGATTCCATTCTATAACATGATCAAAGACCCAACTGCTGTTTAAATCTTTAAGTTTTTGCTTGTCATTGATCACCAGCGCCACTTGATCAAACCCAGGTTTTTGTGTATTTTTGATACTAATAGCCAAGGCATAGGCTAACTGTAGATAGTCCACAAATTCATTCTCTGCTACTATTAACAGATATCCGAATTTCATATTAGCTCCAGTAATTTATCGCTGTGTCTTACTATACTCTGTTTATTCATTATATGGATGTCAATATTCTGTATCGAAGCCGCACAATAATTCTCATCTAATTTCGGGGATATCAGAAACGTTAATTTATCGGCATCAACAGAGTGTAGTATATCTCTGTCTAATAATGTTAACACAGGCGGTAAACACCCCAATGGTGACTGTTCAAATCCTGCTAATACGTGTTTGGCCACGCTAAATGCAATATCATTTCTGTATTGTTTTGAATCAAATCTGTATGTGTCGGCATAGTATTGATAGTTATCCTTGACATGGCGCACAAGATCAAAAAACATTTTTGAATTATCATTTTTCGTGAACATCACAGTAGTAGCCCAATACAATTTAATACCTACGTCCGAAACATACTTATCATGATATCCTAGTCGGTGATTGTCATAGATATCATTAATAGATTCTCCAATCATAAAATCGTCATCTATATTCCAATATTCTGCCAGTCTATTGGAAAATATTAGAAAGTCTGCGTCAATCAAAAGTGTTCGTTGATATGGAGTAATGTCGTAGGCGGAATTTCTGTTACCGTTCATAAATTGAACTGTACTGCGTTCTGTGCCATCATACAAACCTCTAGAATTAGTTGACTCGGGTCTAGAAACTATAAAAATATTTTCAAAAATTGTTTGAGCACGAGTGTATATCTTAGATTCTATCATCCAATCTAACGTAGCTTGGTCAGTAACCAACGACGCAGGCTGTCCAAGATATTTTTTAGCTAGTCCTCCAGAAATAATCGCCATTAATGCATAATCTACAGTGCGATTATTATGAGCGTAGATCAATACACCTTTGTTCATTGTTCTAGCAATTTTTCTACTGATCTACTTTTTTTGAGATTTTGATCTTGTTCAAAATACTCATAAGTGGATGCAAAATACCTATCAAAGCATTCATCTCGAAAAGCAACTAAATCCTCGATCATTATAGGGGTTTCATTTGTATCTAATAACACAACTCCACTGCTTCTTCCTTTGACTAGCAACATTTCTATAAAAGTCAGAAGTGTTCTGTCAATTTGAAATAGTCCGCCATTATAACCTAGTGTTAACTTGGCCGCGATTTTTTCTTTTAGAATCTTACGTTGGATTGAAAACGTCTGCCTGTAATTAGCAAACTCCAAAGCTTTTTTAAGTTGATCATTCATGTATTTTCCTCGTTTATCTGCGCACTTTATTTAGCCGCTTAGAGATTCAAGAAAAAATTAAGGTGCTATAGCTGAAATAGTGACTGTAGGCAATGTTACTGTAAAACTGCCCTGACTTGGCGGTACCAAAATACCTGTGGCATATTGTAAACTAACTGCTACTGAGAATGTCCCGTCTACTGAATCTCCTGGAGCAGGAGGGCCTGGATCTGTATAGTTATCAACAAACTCTATGTGCCATTCGCCTTGGCGAGCAGTGCCTGTAGAGTTATTGCTTGCATCTAAAGTTCTAGCATATATTTTATAGGTATTAGAGCCGTAAGGACTAGATCCGCTTTGACTGTACCACAACTGTCGAGTGTTGGTGCATCTGTACCAGTTTTGACCATCGTTGGGACTAGTGCCAGCGCCAGGATTATTACCGCCATAGGTCTGTGTACCAGCGGTGCTGAGAATAGATGTCCATTGTGTGTTCTGAGTGGCGGCAGTACCGCCGCTACGAGATGCTGTAAATCTAATCTGACCACCACTATTCCAAAAATACCTAGCTTGATTACTATCAGGCCATGTAGCGGTCACTGTACACTGTATAAGGCTAGACCAATCTGCACCATATATTCCAGGCCAGGTAGTACTTGAAGGTGCGGTAGGTATGTTTATAGCTGATTGTCCAGCTCCTACATTAAATCTATTTGATATAAGTGTATCAGCTATTGTATCGTATGTAGTCACCGGAGCATCTATAGCACTAAATCTTACCGTGTTACCTTCTACTACGGTCACTGTAGAAGGATTAGATCCTACCTGATGTACATAAGCACTGAAAATATCGTATCTTAGATTAGCATACTCATTAATGGTAATAGAATTTCCTTCTGCTACCGAGGTACTAACAAAAGGTTGTCCGTAGCCAGAATTCCCCGATCCTGTGCCAAGCACTCCGAGTACTTTGTTTCTGATATTGTTGTATTCTGCTTGGGTGATAATGTCATTTACTGGCATGCGTTTTGTCTTTGATTAAGTCTTATATAATCGATTAACTGCCACTGATCACAGAAAGCGAGTATGCAGGGCTAGAAATTGTAAAAGTTCCTGACGGTATAAGTGAGCCTGATGCTTTTAATTCTTCCACCGATATAGTCAGCGTTCCGTCGACTGAGTCTCCCGGTGGAGATGCTGGTCCTGGGTCAATGTATGCATCAGTCAAAGTTACTCTTAAAGTTAAAATAGTTGCCGTGCCTGTAGAATTGTTAGCCACATCAGTTTTGGCTTCTAATCGATAATTATTAGCAGCATATGGTGCTGAAAGAGAATTTTGATAATATATTTGGAAAGAACTAGTAAGAGTATAATAGTTCACTAATGGGTCCGTGTCTGCACCAAATGATCGAACCCCCACTGCATTTAAAACATTAAGCCAGGCGTTATACTGAGCGGTGTTTGTGCCGCCGGTAATAGTTGTGTTAATTCTAACTTTGCCACCGCTGTTAAAAAAATATCGTCCCTGGTCTGCAGACGCAAATGTTACAGTTAGTGTAAATTGTACAGATGAACTCCAAGCACTAGTGTAGGTTGCTGAACCTTTAGAACTAACCGCAGACTGAGTAGCTGCTATCTGAAATCTATTTTGGTCTGCTGTTGTTAACAGAGTATCATAGTTGGTATTCGGATGACTGGCGCCGAATCCAATTACATCGCCAGCATTAACAGATACAATATTTGGCAACTCTCCATTTTGATGATACAATATGTTAACAATGTCAGTTTTTAATAGATCCCACTGTGCTTTAGTAATTTGATTGCCAGAAAACACATCCGACGATAGAACTGTTTGATTGTATCCTCTAGTGGCGGCACCTGTACCTAACAGTTCCTCAGCTTTGTTCTGTATTGTTACAAACCCAGCGGCTGTGATATCCGAGTTCAAAGACATTTTACAGCACCAATGCTTCTATTAATTTAACTTCCATACTATTATCTGATTCTAATGCAACCGCAAATGCTCTAGTCGGATTATCACCGTTATATACAGCATGGCCATTTTCTGCTGGAACTAGCTCTTGACCTTTTATAATAGGTCCAATTACCATAACAGGTACTCGACCTTTCAAAGCAACATACACACCACCTTCTAGATCTTTATTCATCATAAATGCAGGATTTGCACTGATAACTCCTATAGCACGTTTGCCGAATACACTTGCAGTAATTTCTTTTTCTCCGCCGATCATAACAACTGTGCCTGGTAGGTATTCTGTATCGGGCAAATATTTTTCTGCTAAGTCTGCATATCTAGCAGCAGTTGCAGTGCCTGAAAAAATATTAGCTGCAATATTACCGCTGGCATCTCTAGCTGCTATGCTGTAAGCGGTAGCTGTTACTTTTGCAGTTCTATATTTTGTGCTGGTAGTTGCAGGGTCCCATGCCGGATCCGATACTCCAGCAGCTATGCTATCGTCGAGATACAGTCTATCTGACTTATCTGACGTGCCAACGAATTGATTTGCTACGATGTTTCCTGATGCATTTCTTACAGCAATAGTAGCAACAGCAGATCCCGGTACTGTTGCACTAGGATCTAGATCATTTAGTTTACTAGCATTAGTGGCTGAACTAGCTGTTCCTGTGACTGAACCAGTAAGGGTGCCAATTATGTTGGCTCCTGCAAATCCGATCTGTTTAGTTGCGGCATTGATCATCACCGTGTTGTCTGAGGCTAATATATTACCTGTATGGACTCCGGTAGAATTTCCTGTGACGTTACCTACTAGGTTTCCGGTATGGATAGCAGCATACACATTGCTCCAGCGCAATCCGGCGGAGCCTAGTGCATAAGCAGCGTCATTACCGGGTACTACTCCTGTACTAGTTATTACAGCAACATCCCGTTCATCTGTGGTATCAACTACTGTGATTCTAAATGTTATAGGATTTCCTAAACGATTTTCAACAATTACTTCATCACCGTTTTCTACACGCAGTCTAAAATCATTACCATCACCTACTGTTAAACCTGGATCAAAGAATTTAACTTCGCCAGTAAATGAGTTATCTCCTAATTTTAAGTATTGATCTGCAGTAAACCCGCCTAGACGATCTGCGTTATTTGCAGTACCCCATAGAATGTAGTCATCGGAGCTGATTCCGGATTGAGACTTAGCTAGTGTGAAACCTTTCTTAATAACTGTGAAATCATCTATAGCATTCTGTGCATTGTCTAAAGTGAACGCAGTCTTACTGAAAATGCCTATAGTTTTATCATCAGTTATGACTTTAAGTATAGTATGCGGTCCTACCGCGGTGCTTATCGTGCCTTTAACTACAGCAGCACTAATGATTGACGATCCGAGATCTGGACTGGCTTCTGGACCAATGAGTGCAAATTCAGTGCCTGTCCATGCATACAATTGTTTGGCTGCAGAATCCCACCAAAAATCACCGGTACTCAGCCCGCTGGGTGCAGTGGTTGAGACTTCTGCTCCACCTGCCAGTTTAAATCTTGAACCATCATAGAATTTTAACTTTTTATTGGCACTATCGAACCAAATCTGTCCAGTGATCACTTTGGGCGGAGCAGTGGTGTTTGAGAAATTTTCTAAAAGATGTAGAAAGTTTTCATTTTGTACTTCGCCGTATCCCGCATAGTTTTTACCTACAAATCTAAGATCCGAGGTGGTATCGATCGTACCGTCTTCTACGGATACAAAAAAAGCACCGTTAAATTTATCTACTTGATATGCCATTGATATACTCCGCTAGTCATTATTATTACTTATCAAACTATGCGAGCTGCCGCGGTCTGCCGTTGCTGCTCTAATTCTAGGTATTCTGCATCAGTAAGGCTGGTAGCAATTCCCAGAGCTTTTTGCCTAATGTGGCGCATCACTTTCCAATCTGTGGAATTCAAAAACTCGCGCTCTATACCGTTTAATCTATCCTGCTCTTGTTGGTTGATCACCGCTTGGTCCACAACCACCACAGTTCTAGAAGCCACATCAAATCGGTGTGTCTGCGCCATGATCTGTTCATGTTGAGTATCTGAGATAGTAACCACGGACACTGTGTTAGGCACCGCAGGTTCGTAACTCTGTATCGCTGTGATCTGATTGTTTTCTATACATACATAGTGCATGATTAACTCCAAATTACCAAATAGTTAGCTGCTGGTGTCGAACGCTGTTCTGTGTTTTGAACCCATACTCTGATCCTATCACCTAGGTATGAATATGTACATCTGATACTGTCATTGCCATCTACTCCTCCGGCATAATGAACCACATGTATACTTGGTATAAAAGCCACTAGGTTCCCCATAGATTTACCTGCGGGAGGATACACATCAAAGTAATTGGCACCATCGTTAAACGATCCTACCTGGTTGGTAAATCCTGCTATGCTGTAACTGACTCCAGAGATAATTGTATACTGAGGTAATCTACTGTCTACATACGTTTTAGTGGCAGCATGATTGGTATCAATTGGAGCTCCAACTAGTGTTAGATATCCAGACATTGTGCTGCCTGCCAGCGCAACTTTTGTACTGTCGCTAGCAACTATGGTTATGTTTTGTGTGCCATCAAATGCTACACCGTTAATAGTTCTAGCGGTTTGCAATTGTGTGGCTGATGTTGCATTGCCTGTTACATTACCTGTTAAACTAGCAGTAATTGTTCCTGCAGAGAAATTACCGCTGGCATCTCTAGCAACTACTTTGTTAACAGTATTGACAGATGTAGCGTCAACAGATATAGTTAGATCATCTAAACCATTATATGATGCAAATGGAGTAAACGGCGATCCAGAAAGTGCAAGTGTTAGATAAGATCCTTTGGTAAGAGGAGATCTACTTACTGGCAACCAAATTAATCCGCCTGCTTGTGCAGTTAATACAGATCCAGCTGTGCCTAAGCCCAGCATCGAAGTGGTACCGGCGGCGGTCTGAAACGGTATAGCTCCTGCGCCACCGCCTGCTATATTGGTAGCTGTTGTGGCTAGAGTGGATGAAGTAGCATTACCTAAGAAATTGTTAGCATAGATGTTGTTAAATTTATATCCTGTGATACCTAGATTTGTGGTATTATCTCCTAGCACAGCAGGTGCATTAGGACCGCCTAATGATAATGCTGTCGCAGAGTCTACAAAAGAAATATCAGGACCACTAACTCCCATATCAAAATTAAGTATTCCGGTGCTGGATCTTATAGTTGGTCTACTTGCATCTACAAACATTTTTAACTGACCAGAACTACCTATATTAACTCCGCTGTCAGTAACATTTAAATTCACTAATGTTCCTAATTGTTGCAAACTACTCTGAATTATCGTAGAGTTTAAAGTATTGCCGGTCAGCGTATCGGCTGCTACGGGCACTGTGATGTCACTGGTGCCATTAAAATTTACACCATTGATCTGTCTTGGTGTGGCCAACTGTGTAGCGGAATTAGCATTACCAGTTAGCGTTGCACCGATAAATGTGTTGGCCTGTACAACATTGAATGTGCTGGTTCCGGATTCAGCAGTTACATTACCTATGACATTTCCTATGAGGTTTGCCGAAATAGTACCAGCTGAAAATCCGCCTTCTGAATTTCTAGCTACTATCTTACCTATAGTATTTGAAGATGTAGCATCTACACTCCATGTTATCTCTGTGCTACCATCAAAGTCTGATCCTTGAATATATGTGCCCTTGACCAGTTTATTTGTGGTAGAAGATTTTATAGTGACATTTTGTTGACCATCAAAAGGCACACCGTTAATAGTCCTAGCGGTGCTGAGTCTATCTGCGCTACCAGCATTCCCCGTAATGTCACCCTTGACTTTTGCGGTTGAAGAAAGATTGATACCTGATATTAAATTATTTTCAAACCCGACAACTGAATTAGAGGAATTTATAGTAAATGCCTGTGCTGTACATATAGCGAAAGCGATACCGTCAGTTTCTAAAATTACTACAGGTCTAGGATTACCTACAGAATCATCTAGGGAAGTAGCCCTTGCTCTAGTCGATCCAAATCCAGCTACCACTTCCGGACCAATTAAAGTCCATGCAGACCCTGTGTAAATTTTCAGTTGATTGGCAGTAGTGTCTAGCCAAAGAGCTCCTGCATTAGAATCAGCAGGAGCTGTTGCACTTAATAGAGCAGCACCTATAGGGCTCCAAGTTGCACCGTCGTAGGCATAGGTTAAGTTGGTAGTGGTGTTGAACCAAATTTGTCCTTGTAGGGGTCTCGATGGAGGAGACTCGTTAGCAAAATTTTCCAATAAAAACACAAAATTTTCGTTCTGTGTTTCACCGTAGCCTACATAGTTTCTACCAACTAGTCCCAGACTGGTGGAGGTATCAATAGTTCCATCTTCAAGAACTATTAACTGTGTCCCGCTAAATTTATTAACTATGTAAGCCATTTATTGCGCTCCTGTATTCATTATGGTGGTAAACTTAAATCTGACTGCCATGTCCAAACGCTGGCCACAATTTGAAACGTTTTTATAATTCTAGTTGTTGAAATACTTGCTGCTGCAATAGTAGCTGTAGGAAACGAGATACTAGTAATAGCTAAAGCACTGCTTCCTGATAGATCAGTCAAGAAAGGATTTGTACTGATGCCAGGAGGCAGTGCATTGATGGACAACGTAGTGCTGGAAGGATTGATCAAAGTACACAATATCCTTGCATAAGTGCCATTCCTAAATTCAGCGACGGGTGCAAGATTGTTTAGTACGTTGGTGATTATATATGTGTTAGATTTTCCATCAGACAGATCCATACTGAATATCAGTGGGCGCAGCTCTATGGTATCGTCCACATATTCTTTGGTAGCGGCGTCCTGTTGACCTACTGGATCCTGCATGCCCGTGATTCTCGGCGAACCTATTAACGCAACATTTCCTGTGCCGTCGGGTTCAAGCTCGATGTCAAAGTTTGTTGACACCGTGCTGATCCTATGGTTTTCTAAACGCATCTGTGTTACTGGTGGCGCACCGGGACCGATGTTTACGACATTCTGTGTGCCAAATGCTGTAACTCCCGGAATACTGGTTATTGAACTTCCCAGACTGTTGCCATCAATGACTTTGACTCCGCCTATCTGCAACTGTTTGCCTGCGGCTAGGTTAAGGTCCTCGCTGACATCGAATACCCCAGTAGGAGGAGGTCCCTCACTTGTGCTTCTATATATGATTTCTTTGTCGTAGGCAGATGAATCTGCACCAGTGGATCTTATTTTTATTCCAGCTCCTGTGGCTGTGGTTTCACTAGGCGCTGCTACATTGGCCAATGTCAGTAGTTTATCTTCGATAGTTACATTAGCGGTGTTGATTGTGGTAGTTGTACCTTCTACTGTTAGATCGCCTGTAACTACTAGACTTCCGCCGACATTTACTGTGCTAGTCGGAAATCCTGAATATATTCCAACTGTCCGTGTGCTTGAATCTATAGATACCGCAGTTTCTTGATCAATACCTTTTCTAACTTTAAGAAATAGATCTTTGTCGCTGGCAAAATTTGATACTTCAATATCTCCCGAGCTCACTAAAAGATTCATCTGATTACCCGAGCCTATTACTAGACCTGCATCTACGTTTATACTTAATTGTCCGCTAAACGTGTTAGCTGAATCTCGTCTAGCATATGTTGTAGCTACTGTGCCTCCTAATTGTTCTGAATTAGTACAGGTTACTCGAAACTTTATACCAGCCAATGTTCCTGCGTTGAATCCAGGCTCTATGCTACCGCTAAATCCAATAATAGAAATTTTAGGTGTAAAACTGTCTTTAGAAAAGATTCCTAATAATATACCATTATTATAAAGATATGTTATTACTTTGGTTTGATTCAGAGTATCTAATATGCTGTCAACCTCTAATCCGCTTTTACCCTGTGCTGTTGAATATGCTGGTCCTATTAATATAGGTTGATTCCCGTCGAAGAAATACAACTGAGCTCCTACATCATCAAACCATAAATCGCCTATAGATAAGGTAGCAGGTTGTGTGCTAGAAATAGTTGCAGAACTAACAGGAATAAATGTTGAGCCATTATAAACTTTCAACTTATTTTCTGCATTATCAAACCAAACCTGACCTTTTAGTGGATGCAAGGGTGCTGTGGTGCTGGCAAAATTTTCTAGTATTTTTACTAGATTTTCATTCAATGCTTCGCCAAAGCCACTGTAATTTTTACCTATCAGTGTGATGTCTGTGGATAGGGTGTCTACCTGACCATCTGCCACTGTTGCTATAATAGTTCCGTCCGTTTTGTTTATTTGGTATGCCATTCTTGTTCTCTAATTAAAATAACGGTGGACCAGATCTAATAATATAATTTATTGTTAGAAATGGATTCATGATGCCTACCGGAGTACTCAGTGTAGTCAGAGCCGGCTTTTTGATTCCTCCTGAATCTTTGAGATACTGTGCTTGACCAGGCGCAGTTGGTCCAAGTCCCGTAGTTGCAGCTGGATCGATAGTTGTGGTCACTGCTATAGCTGAGTAATCTTGTGCTCCGGAACTAAGTGTATGACTGTGTTCTGGTAAGTTTGCCAATGTAAGCGTAGCCGAACTTGAACCTGCAGAACCGCCTGTGGTAGTGGCCTGTATGTCAGATACCCTACCTGCAGTACCGCCGCCCGAATCTACAAATCCGCCCGCACTTATAGGAACTGTTCCTGCATTATCCATGTTGTCTCTACCAAGTGGAAATCTACCTCGTAGGTCTGGTAATCTAAAAGTGTTTACACCGACCAACGGTGTTGCTCCATTATATGTACTGCCTATGATGTCAAACAATACAGAAAATTTTGGTCTTTCAATCTCAGAACCGTCACAGAATAAAAATCCATAGGGAGCAGTTGCTCCAGCGTAAGGAATAATACCACCAATAGGAATGCCTAAATCTCCTACGAAGGTGTCTCTAGTTTGTTTTAATAATCCCGATGATGCTAGGGCTGCATCACTTGCTCTGTAAACAAGCACAAAGTCTGTGGATTTAGATACGTTTGGAAAAGGTTGATTTTTGTCTACAATAATATTAGCAGTTAAGGTGGTATTAAATATTTTGGTGTAACTGCCTACCTGCCCATCAAATTGCACAGCTGGACTGGTCACATCACCTGCCAGTTGAAAACTAGTTACATTCGTGAGACTAGTAGCGGTATTAGCGTTACCGCTGATATTTCCGGATAATACGCCTTCTATAGTATCTGCTATAACTGTTTTGGCTGTGACAGTTTTCCAACGTTTCAGGCCTGTGCCTAAATCATACAAATCAGTCGTTTTAGGTTGCAGGTTATTGAGCTGTGTAGTTCCAGTGATGTCAACACCGTCTCCTACTATGAGATTTTTTGTAATTGCGGCACCGCCTGCTGTTCTGAAACTTCCATTATTCAAATTGGTGCTAGCAGTGTTGTTTGTAACAATAACGGAGCCTGTAAGTGTAAGACTACCATCAATGTCTAATGCCTGACTAGGAGAAGCCTGATTAATACCCACTCTGTTGTCTACGATTTTTAAAATCGTAGATGGAATTCCGTCACGATTAGTTTGAATGTCAATCGAACTACCAGCAGCACTGTTATATATTTTTGCTGCGGTAGCAGAAGTACCAATGTTAAATGTTCCATCAATTCCAACAGTGATTCCGTTGTTATTTCTAATGTTAAATGCAAAATCCGTAGTATTAATTGTATCCGATCTCAAAAACTTGCCGGAATCAACTTCGATACCTCCGACATTTAATGCGTTAGCTCGAGTGGCTGTACCAAACATTATCGGTTCAAAACCTCCAACGAATGCTGCTATCTCAGGTGCGGTACTAGGATCAGATATATTAATACCGGAACGAATAATATTAAATCCAGATATTATAGTCTTAGGAGTAAAACTATCTTTACTAAAAATAATTACTGGTATGTCTGCAATGTAAAACGTAAGAACAAATCTGTCAATGTTATCAGAGTCGGCGATCTTTTCTACTACAGGTCCGTATCGTAATCCGTCCACAGAGCTTTCTGTTGGTCCTACTAAAATCCAGCGTGTACCTGTGAAAATACGTAGCTGTTGATTTGTAGTGTCGACCCATAGTTCACCAACTTTACTAGTTTGTATTGAGGGTTCACTTACACCTTTTTGTATGCCGGAGGCTGCTTTCCATGCAGTGTTATCCCAGATCTGAAGAATTCCGTCTGTACTATTATACCACAACTGTCCTTCTATAGGATTTATTGGTTCGTCAGCAGAAGCGAAATTTTCTAATAGAGCCAAAAAGTTTTCTGCGATAATCTGTCCATATCCTGTGACATTCCTACCTGGAAATTTTAGACTGGTGTCTGTGCTGGAAGTATTATCAAACACCGTTATTGGTGTTTTGTTTTCTTTATCTGTAAAATTAACTGAATATGGCATCTATTATACCTCTGTGAAACCGGTCAAGCTCTGTACACGGATCGTATAATCGATCTGTAACAGTCTGTTTAAACTTTTTTGCACCGGATGAAATATCACATGCGTCAGTAGTTTTCCTGTGCCACTAGGGTTGTAGCTGATTAATCCTAATTCGTCAAAAACGAAATTTCCATTCATATCGACTGAGTTATCAAAGGCTTGTTGTTCTAGAGGTTCTCCATAGTCTAGTAAACAACTGATTAAAATATCACTGTAAGTAGCGCCACTGATATGTCTTACCTGCATGAGATTTCTAGCAGGGTCTGTGTTTTCGATAGCGTTTTGATCTACAACTTTCACATAGGTTTGGTTGTATAAACTAGAGTTAACTCCTATAGTATTTGGTGTTAGATATGTAATCAGACCAGTTGGATCAACGATTGTGCCTCCAGAACCAAACGCCATTTGATAGATTGTTCCCTGACCTTGATTGCTAAGACTCTGTACCATGGCCACACTCATATTTTCATAATGGATAGCGTTACGTTTATCAATGAACACTTCTTTGGTGTTAGGATCAAAGATCTTAATGTGTCCTTCAAAATGGAAACCGCCCGTTTCATTTGGTCGAGCCTGGGGGATCTCGGAGATTTTTGATTGATTTTCTGACATTTTGTTCTCTGTTGAATTCATCATGTATTTATCGAGGTAAAACTGTAGTCTTCTCCGCTATGAATCTTGCTACAGCCGTTGAATTATCCAGCAATGTTTGGCCACTAGACGCTGAGGTTTCTCCTCTATCGTACCATATTCTGCCTGTTCTTTTAATTACAGTGACCCTTGTACCTGCGGCCAATGGTGCTGTGAGCCTAATATAAGCAGTGATACCGTCCACCGCAAATTCTGCCTCTAGTATTTCATCGGCTTCTGGACTGTAGGCTCCGTTGTCTTCTACCCATACTGCAACAGGATCTTTACGCAGTCTGCGACCTCCCGCAAACACCTCAATTTGATCACAGGCACTGTAAGAACTAGGCACAGTTTCTCTGTACCATGAAGATCTCACACCCTGTATAGGCACAAAATCTAAAGGCCCAACTAATAGTGAACTACCGTCACTATAGAAATCTGTTCTTTGCTGTGTTTCATTGTAGGGCAACACTTCTTCGTAGCCTACATCGATAACCGCGGTTCCCGCAGAGTAAATTTCTGCAATAGCTGTGCCTTGAGAACCTCTTCTTAGCTGTGATAGAACATTCCCAACTTTACTCATATATTCTATTCTTTCGCCCTCTACATTTATAATTCCCGGAATGTTCCTTGAAGTAATTGGTTCGGTTAGTTTTGAACCGTCAGTGACTGTAATAGCAGTATCATAATAGTTTAGTGTTGAGGACAGTGTCACTTCACCTCTAGAAAATCTATTATAATGATATACATTCAACATATCTTTATGGATTTCAAAAGCACTAGGTGATCGATAAATGTCTGATGAAAATAACACAATCTTGATCTGATCATTAAAGGTTGAATCTGCAACCAGATAAACTACATTTCTAGGTATATTGACATAGTAATCTTGATCCTGGGTAAGGCGGGTTCCATTCTTATATACCCAAACATAACTAGCAGATATAGGAGCACGGGGTAATTGATACTGTACCTTGCCGCCTACAATTTCATCCGATATCATATCCAATGAAGCATATTCGCTGAACCATGTAACATTTATTTCTACATTATCTGTTTCGTTGGTAGTAATCATAGAAACACCAGAATCTATTACAAGATTAGAATCAACTATAGAATATTCTGCCCTACGATTATTTTCAATTTTTATTTGATCTCCTTCATTGAGAACAGTCGGTATAATTACTAATTCTTTCGTAGCAGCGTTATAGGTATATTCCGTGATAAAAGTTTTCAATTGGTTATTAACATATACTCTAATATTGCTGGGTAGAATAGCTCCGGATGCTTCTAAAGGATCTTGACCTAGAATAAACGTGTTGTTAGTTCCGTCATATTTCACATAGATTGTATCTGCACCTCTGAGATATTGTCCATCTACTTCTACTAACATTGAATTAGGTGCTGATCCCCTAGATATCTCTACAAACCCTTCAAGATCAAAACTTCTTGTACTACCTTCAAAATACATCGTTTGAGTGTTGACCTGCACCACAGACACCCCCGAACTATCTACGTCTGCACTGGCTTGAAGACTTATTATTTTTATTACTGCATCCGCTGGTGGAATTATTCCGAATTCTACTAGAGTTTTTCCCGGAATATCTGTGACTCCGGTACTGTCTATAAACCCAGTATCTTTGGGCTCACCATTTACACTAACAAATATTAATGCTGTGTCGTTATAGTTAGCATCTGTTAGGAATAAGTTGGTAGCTCCATCGGCAACGAATATGTCTGAAGATAATATACCTATTCCACCTACACCTATAGAGATAATTTCTATTACTGCATTGTTAATAGGTACTGTATTAAATTCTACTCTATTCTGTACTAGATCTAAAGTATAGTCTACACCTAGGTATTTTTTAACTTTATTTACATACACAATCACTGAGTTGTTTTCAACAATAGGTTGTCCGATATCAAAATCGGTATCGATTCCGTTACCTTTGACAATTTTAGATTGCAGTGCCGCTGATCCCGTTGGAGTCGATTGAAACACTCTGATAGACACACTGTCCATAACCTGTCCAGGAAGATTTTCTTCTGGAGCAGGCACGTGATCGGGTTCAATAAACTTACCACCGGTTATAGCTATTTCTTCTGCTGTGGTTCCTCTGGCTGTGACATATATATTATCTATGGCCGATAATGTGCCTCCACTGAGTTTGGTATCTAGCAAATTATCGTCGGTGATTGTTACTGATCCATCGCTTTCTACAGGACGGAAAATTAATGTATCCCCACTTTGTGTTGATAGATAATCTCCAATTTCTACAACATTGTTAACGCCATCGCCTATAAAAGTAGGCATTTCTGCATTAGGATTTGCACTAGTAGACGAATCTATCTGATCATTATATGCCGGATCGTCTATTCTTACTACTCGTGTTTCTCCCGCACGTTTGATGTAGATATTGATTTCTTGTCCGGCCGCTGGAATATATGGTAAGGTCACTGTGTTTGTGCTGCCGTCATGAACTATGTAAAAGTCGCTGGCAGATTCTACGCTGTCCCAGTTGTCCGTGAACCATGGCAATGCATCCCAGCCGCCTGTGACTTCGAACGTCGTACCCTGTATCTGTACGCCTCCAAAATCTATTCCGGTCATAAGTTGGTTAAGTTCTTTACCCACCATACCGGAAACAGGAGTGTAGAATCTATCTATTCTGTTTACAGCAGATAATAATTCGATATTTTTTTCATAGTTTACAGTGATCACATCGCCGCTAACTGGAGCTGTATTGAATGTAATTTTTCCTCTCAACAAAGAATAATTATCAGTGGCCAAATAATATAAGCTAATAGTGTATTCGCTGTTTAAGACTAATTGATTATTTCGAAATATTGATATTTTGGTTTTATCTCTAGTAGGAGCGTATCCCAGTTCAAACACTGCTGTGCTGCCTGTGGCCGTAAATGTTTGATTCTGCGTATATGACTGATAATCACCTGTTTTGCTAACACGATCAAATTTCACTGTGAGATTAAAAGTTCTAATCTTAGTATTGCCTAACACCGCTGTGGCTCGAGCCTGTGTTCCGTCGTTGGAATTTCCTCCTACCAAGGTCACTGTAGGCTTTTGTGTGTAGCCACTGCCTAAGGTCAACATTTTAATACCAGATACACGACCGTTGGATATATAGGCCTGTGCTGTGGCTCCTGATCCGTTACCTTCTATAACCACCCTAGGCACAGTGGTATATAGTGTGCCGTAATCATATAATAAAATTTCCGTGACCGAGTAACCGTTATTGTCTGCCCACCATTTCCAAGGGAACTGTGTTAATTCTGCACGATCAAAGGTTATAGGAACTACTTTACCATCTACAACTGAAAAATTAGGAGCAAGGTCGAAATCTGCGATAGCTGATTGATAAGGCTCGGGAGTATTGTAACGACTCACATACTCTCTTACTGTAGTTCTAAAAGGTTTAACTTCATCTATATATTGTTGATAACTTTCAAGATTATCATTTTTATAATTTAGCTTTTGTTCAAAACTGCCTACGGAGTGTGTAGCGTTTAAGAAACTGGTTTTAAACACCCAATCAACATATTGTTGTTCTGACAAAGCATATCTTATGCTAGAGAAAAATAATTTATTCCATTCTGTAGCATAATCTGCAACAAAAATATCTTTTTTTACAGCCTGTAAAATATTTCTTAATTCTATTGCATTTGAAATATCATAGGTAGTGTTGTCAAAACTCTGTGTGTTATCAAATCCTATACCTGCTACCGTGGTATCGAATAGAGAAGATTTCAATTGCAAAGTTCCGTCCTGTCTAGCCACTAATTTAAATCTATCTGAAAAAGTTGTACCTGTGTTGTTGATTTTTTCAAATATCGCCCAACCCCCGGCTCCGTATTCTTTGACTCTAATTAGTTCTCCTGGTGAAATTTGATATTGTGGTTCTTGAAACACACTTAAAATTTCTCTTGTGATAGGTGAATCTTGATTATATCCCGAAAGATACCAATCCACAGTATTCCAATATTTGGTAGTATCGTAGGCTTGGGATTGACTGCGGAAAAACACCTTTCTCACATCATCCCAGGCATAGACGCTCCAAAAATTATCTATAGTAGAATCATTCAACACCAGCACTGAAAAATTCCGTACCTTGGCCAGCAGTGTCCGATACCGTTTACCTCTGTCTAACACGGTAACAGTAGCTATTCTTCCTTGGTTATCTAGCGTTACTGCTATTTTAGCTCCCTGGCCATCACCTTCTACCTCTACTGGTGGCACTACTCTATATCCGAATCCAGAATTGACTATGTCAACAGTATCTAATTCACCATCAACAAGATTTGCCCGAAGTACCGCTTGTTTAGTTCTTACTGTGCCTACAGTCTGTAGATCAATCTCGGTATTAACTGTCACATCATATAGATTTAATATTTCGGCTGGTGCAGGATCTTTGGCGTTTAGATTTGTGAAGTCTATAAGGTCAGCGAACGGTTGATTGGTCAATACTTCGTTGATGTTGATTATTGCCAACTCTAATGCTGTTAGTCTGTCGACAAACATGCTTTGACGCGGTCTAAAATTTATGCCATATTTTTGTTTAGTAGGCAACGCTGTGTCTGGTACTCTGTTTCCCTGTGTATCAGTTCCTACCAGGCTATCGATCCATTTATTTTCTAGTTGTAAAGTTGGCACACTGTCTGCAACAGATTCTGTCAATAGCTGATATTCACTGTGTATAGGTCTAAGTGATTCTAAATCATTTCTATATTTGATATTGATCAACGCAGTATCTGATGACATAACTGATTTTGCATTATACAAAACAAATTTATCAGAGGCTATTAGTGCTATGAACGAGGTGCCTGTGCCCACAGGATTTGCAATAATACTTGCAACTTCTGATGCCGATTTCGTTCTATCTGCCATATTCGCAGGCACCACTGTTTTATTTTCTACCCAATAAAAATACAAAGTTTCTTGTACCTGTCCAGTAGTTGGATTCAAACTCTGTTTTACACTATATACATCGTTGTTGGGATAAAGAGGTTGTCCGCTGATTCCTTGTGCCAGTCCTTCGTTGGTGTCTGCTACTGCTGCCCATTCATTAGGCAACAACACACTTTGTATCCATTCATACACGGCAATATCGCTGCCCTTGGCTAATTGATTCCAATTACCTGTTCTAAAAGCAGTATCGCCCTGTTCGGCGTAGATCCATTTTGCAGCAGCTATATTCCACCATAATTTTCCAACATTAGATTCGTACCAGGCTATGGCAGGATCCGTAACTACCTGATCAGTTCCTATAGTATACACTGCAGGATCATAGGGTGTCTTAAATTTAATTTCTTGTTCGGCAGAGTTTAATATTTTACCTTTGGCAGAATCTATAAAATCAAGGTCTTGTATTTTGATATTCTGCACATTGTCATAAAATTCTATACTCCGAATTTTCCGTGTATCTACCACAGGCTGCTGTGTGTTTAAAATATTCCAAGAAGACAGTGTAGAATCTTTCTTAAACAATCTAGCATTTCCTATGTAAGAACCTTCGTAGGTTAGCTCTCCTTCTGAGTCGAGCACAGGAGCTCTATAGTACGGAGATCCCACTGCCACATAAGATCCTACACAGTCTACACTAGAACCGAAAGCTTCGTCTGGTGAAAAGACTTCCTGCAGTTTTTCGGTGAGAAAGAATATCTGGTCTTTTTTATCAAATATGTAAACTCCGCCAGTATAACCCTGCGCTGAGCTGAATCTAGTCGTTCCGAGATCAAAAATTGTACCGAGAAGAATATCGAATGTAATAGCAATATCGTTAGAGGCGTTTCTTGCGCCTACAGCAATTTTTGCTGAGTCCGGACTTACCGAGACTCCGTATCCAAAATACTCATTAGGGTATGTTTCGAAACTTTCTAGGCGCTGTTTCACCCTGTATTCAGTGATGTTACTGTCTAATTCTAGCACATATACACTGCCTTGATCCTGATAATTAATATCTGATCTAGGACTAGAAACAACCAAGGTATTACCAGTAAGATCCATGTCCATTGCAAATCCGAACTGGTCACCTGTGCTAATAACTAATCCAGAATCTATATCTGAAAATGAGCTGATCGATGCTGCATTGATCATTTGTTTTAGTTCATAGACATCGCCTGCTGTGCGAGCATAGACCCAAACCTTACCGCTAGACTGTGTGGTGCTGTCTCCCACTACCTGCCAGTTGGCACTGTCTGATGGATCTTCATTATAGCTTCTATAGGTAGAGTCTGCTCCAAGGAATGCATCGCCCAATCGATAATATTGATAAGAATCTCCT